TTGTTTATCACTTCGTATATTATGCTACTTAAGGAAACGAGTACATAATCTTTTTATTTTCTTAATATTCTTAAAACTTATAAATCTTTTCTAAATAATTAATTATGTACTCAAAATATATTCTTAATAAAATAAAGTATTCTTATTTCGCCCACTTAGTATATACAATGTTTATCACTTCGTATATTATGCTACTTAAGGAAACGAGTACATAATCTTTTTATTTTCTTAATATTCTTAAAACTTTTAAAATCTTTCTAAATAATTAATTATGTACTCAAAATATATTCTTAATAAAATAAAGTATCCAATTTCGCCCACTTAGTATATACAATGTTTATCACTTCGTATATTATGCTACTTAAGGAAACGAGTACATAATCTTTTTATTTTCTTAAATTTCTTAAAACTTTTAAAATCTTTCTAAATAATTAATTATGTACTCAAAATATATTCTTAATAAAATAAAGTATTCTTATTTCGCCCACTTAGTATATACAATGTAATCTTATTAATTAAATAAAGTATCCAATTTCGCCCACTTAGTATATACAAGGTAATCTATTTGTATTTTTTGCTACTTAAGGAAACGAGTACATAATCTTTTTATTTTCTTAAATTTCTTAAAACTTATAAATCTTTTCTAAATAATTAATTATGTACTCAAAAGGCATTCTTAATAAAATAAAGTATTCTTATTTCGCCCACTTAGTATATACAATGTAATCTTATTAATTAAATAAAGTATAATCATTTCGTCCACTTAGTATATACATTGTTTATCACTTCATATTTTATGCTACTTAAGGAAACGAGTACATAATCTTTTTATTTTCTTAAATTTCTTAAAACTTATAAATCTTTTCTAAATAATTAATTATGTACTCAAAATATACATTATAAATACATATTTTTAATATTATTAAAACATTAAATATATTATCTATCACTTATTAAAATACATTATGATTTATTAGCATATTATGCTAATTAAAGAAACGAGTACATAAACTTTTTATTTTTATCAATATTCTATAAATTTAATTATGTACACGAAATTTTCTTCATAACTTATCAAATAAAAAAATATGGATATCATGATATATAATTTATACCATTAATTAAATACGTTAAATTAAATAAAATTATGTTCTTATAAAATATATATTACAATAACCTTTAGAAATAAATAGTGAATAACTTAGTATATTATGCTACTTAAGGAAAATGAGTACATAATCTTTTTATTTTATTTAATTTATTAAAACTTATAAATCTTACCTAAATAATTAATTATGTACTCAAAATATATTCTAAATAAAATAAAGTATTATTATTTCGCTCACTTAGTATATACAATGTAATCTTATTAATTAAATAAAGTATAATCATTTCGCCCACTTAGTATATACAATGTGATTCTCTTTGTATATTATGTTACTTAAGGAAAAAAGAGTACATAATCTTTTTATTTTCTTAATTTTATTGAAACCTCTAAATATTTTCAATAAAATTAATTATGTACTCAAAATATATTCATTATAACTTATTAAAATAAATAGTAATCATATATCATATTATACTACTTAAGGAAAATGAGTACATAATCTTTTTATTTCTTTAATATTCTTAAAACTTTTTAAACTTTCCTAAATAATTAATTATGTACTCAAAATATATTATGCTACTTAAGGAAACGAGTACATAATCTTTTTATTTTATTAATATTCTTAAAACTTCTAAAACTTTTCTAAATAATTAATTATGTACTCAAAATATATTTACTTATAAAAAAGAATATTCTTTATGAATCTCTTAGTATATTATGCTACTTAAGGAAACGAGTACATAATCCTTTAATTTTATTAATATTCTCAAAACTTCTAAAACTTTTCTAAATATTTAATTATGTACTCAAAATATAGTCGCTTATAAAAAATAATATTCTTATAAATAACTTAGTATATTCTACTACTTAAGGAAACGAGTACATAATCTTTTTATTTTCTTAAATTTCTTAAAACTTCTAAAACTTTTCTAAATAATTAATTATGTACTCAAAATATATTCACTTATAAAAAAGAATATTCTTTATGGATCTCTTAGTATATTCTACTACTTAAGGAAACGAGTACATAATCTTTTTATTTTCTTAAATTTCTTAAAACTTCTAAAACTTTTCTAAATAATTAATTATGTACTCAAAATATAGTCGCTTATAAAAAAGAATATTCATTATGAATCTCTTAGTATATAATATGCTACTTAAGGAAACGAGTACATAATCTTTTTATTTTCTCAATATTCTTAAAACTTATAAAACTTTTCTAAAAAATAAATTATGTACTCAAATTATATTCACTTATAAAAAAGAATATTCATTATGGATCACTTAGTATATTATGCTACTTAAGGAAACGAGTACATAATCTTTTTATTTTCTTAAATTTATTAAAACTTATAAAACTTTTCTAAAAAATAAATTATGTACTCAAATTATATTCACTTATAAAAAAGAATATTCATTATGGATCTCTTAGTATATTCTACTACTTAAGGAAAAACGAGTACATAATCTTTTTATTTTCTTAATATTCTTAAAACTTCTAAAACTTTTCTAAAAAATAAATTATGTACTCAAAATATATTCGCTTATAACTTAATAAAATACATTGTAATCACTTAGTATATTATGCTACTTAAGGAAACGAGTACATAATCTTTTTATTTTCTTAAATTTATTAAAACTTATAAAACTTTTCTAAATAATTAATTATGTACTCAAAATATATTCACTTATAAAAAAAGAATATTCATTGCGATTTTCATAGTATATTCTACTACTTAAGGAAACGAGAACATAATCCTTTTATTATTAAAAAATAATGATATTTATTGTGTATATATAAAGAATATTATTAATTAATTAAATATACAATGGAATGTTTAATAGATACAAGAAATGAGTATATAGCCCATATACAAGATATTTTAGGAATAGCTATTTCAAAAAGAATTTATTCTATATGGGCTGATTGTGTAAAAGATAATAAAGGTATTAAAGTATTTCAAAATGAACTTTATGAAATAAAAAAATGGAATAATAATATAGTAAATGACGAATACAAGAAAATAGTTAAATATACAAAATGTAAATATCTTTTAAACTTAATTAAAGTTATTATAATTACAACAATTAAAATAAAAATATATGAATATCGTAATCAATTTGATAATATTAAAATAAAAATACCAAATCCAGAAGATTTCGTCCATAAATGTTTTATTAATGTATCTTCTTTCTCTTGGAAAAATGCTTATCTATTCAATAAAAAAAATGTTAAAGATGCAGAATATCAAAATAATTTAAATATTATAGAGGAGAATATTAGAATTATTATAAAAAAAACTTTTAGAGACTTTATCCCATTTGATGAAATATTCAATCAAATAGAAGAAAACTTATCAGATGATATTAAACAATTTAAGGAATATGACAATGATATTATATCATCATCTGACAAGAATAAAAAATTAAGCAAGAAAAAAAGTGAAAATAAAGAAAAAGTTATCGAAATTCAAGATATTATCGATGAAGAAGATGAAGATGAAGAAGATGAAGAAGAAGATGATGAAGAAGAAGAAGACGAAGACGAAGATGATGAAGATGATGAAGATGATGAAGATGATGATGATGATGATGATGATAAAGATGATGATGAAGATGATGATGATGAAGAAAACAAAAAAGAAGATGAAGAAGCAGATGAAGAAAACAAAAAAGAAGATGAAGAAAAGGAAAAAAAAGATGAAGAAAACGAAAAAGAAGATGAAGAGGATATTTTAAAAGACGATATAGTACAAAAATATGATTTAGTCGAAGAAAATAGCATTAAAGAACATTATGAAAATAAAGTCAAAGAAACGGAAGAAATAAACGAAAAAAAATTATCATATAATATAGATAATAATATATTTAATGAGAGTAACCATGAAAATAAAAAAGAGTTATGTGAAGATACTAATACCGAAGAAGAAGTTGAAAAAAATAACGAAATATCTTCACAAGACGAAAAGACTAAATATGAAAATGAAGTTTTTACACAAGACACTAAATATGAAAATATTGAAATTGAAGATATTTTATTACAACAAAAAAATGAAAATAAGGAAGAAATTAAGTTACTTGATGAAAATAAATATTTCAAAGAATTGCAAAAAGTTCAAAAAGATGAAATACCAATTATACCTGAAAATACGTCTTATGAAATAGATGATGATAAAAGTGTTTCAAGTGATACTTCTTATGTCAAAAAAATACATATTAAAGAAAATATTTCAACAAGAAGTAAGAAAAAATTAAGTTTTTTTTAATATTTTTGATTTTTTCTTACCTTAATTAGTTTAGAGTTTTTTTTTTTCATAAAAACACCAGGATCAAAATCTTCATTATCTTCCTCTTCTTCATTCATTAAACCCATTAAATCACGTTGATCTTGTAATGATTGCATTTCCCATAAATCAGGAGAACACATTTTGTAATTACTATCTTGTGCTTTATACCAAAAAACAATATCATTTATATTATTTGATTGTACTTTATTATCTATTACAAGACATTCAAAGTTTTCAGTACATTGATTCATAACTTGATTAAATACGTCAAATGTAGGGAACATACCAGCATAATGATTATAAATTTTTTCTCGTTCCTTCACTATATTATTTCTAAAAATAAAAACATAGTCTATATTTGATCTTAAATCTGGAGGTAATCCCAACCCGTGTTGCATAGTAATAAGTAAGAAAATCTTATAATGTCTCCCATTCATAAATATACATCTAATATTTTTATCTGACATTGCAGATTTATTATACATACAATCATCAAGTATTAGAAATGCTCTTGGATCTATAGATGACGAACCTTGTTTAGCCATTTCTCTTTTTCTACTATTTGTTATCGTAATTTGTCTTGTTAAGAATTTACTAATTAATTTTTCTTCTAATTCGTCGTATATCAGCATTTTAGGAATAAACTTTTCAAAATAACCATTTGCTCTTTCTGTTGGAGATATAACAACACCGACAGGAACATCTCTATTATAATTTAATATATCTTTCAAACAATAACTTTTTCCAGTATTTCTTTTTCCTATAAAAACGACAACCGAATCGTTTTTAATCTTTGAGGGATCAAATTTTCTTAATTCTAACTTCATTTAATTACTTATAATAAAAATAAAATAATAACTATACCACGCACTAAATAAGATATAAAGATATTTTATTAATATGGTATAATATTATGAAACATTACTGGATAAACTTAAATAAATGTTCTGAACGTAAAACATTTATGGAAAATCAATTTAATAAATTAAAGATTAACAATATTAGAGTATCAGCTATAACTCCAGATGATTTTGATGATATATTAGAACAAAAACGCCCATTAACATGTAAATTTAAAGGTTGCAATAGTTGTGAATATGAGTTTGCATGTATATCAAGTCATATTAAAGCTTTAAGATGTGCTATTGAAGATTGTGATGACGAATGGTTTGTTATAATGGAAGATGATATGACAATACCTTTTAATATAGATTATAATTCATTAATTAAAGATGTTCCCCAAGATTCAGAAATAATACAATTACATATTCTTTATGGTCCTACAGTAAAAACATTATATTATGAATTATTACTTAAAAAAAATATTAGATTTATCAAATGGCAGTATTTACTACCATCTACAGGTATGTATATAATATCAAGAAAAGGTGCAGAAAAACTAATTAATAAATTTTACATAAATGACAAATATGATTTTTCTTCTTGTGAATATCAAATTGTTGCTGATGTTGCACTTTATTCTACAATTAATACATATGCTACAACTGTTCCTTATGCATATCCTAATATAGAAATGGGTTCAACAATTAATCCAGATCATCTTAACGCACATCATTTGGCTATATGTGATATTAAATCTGTGATTAATGATGGTTTATTAAAAAATACGATACCATATATATATTAAAAAATATTATTTTACATCATCATCATTTTTTTTAATTTTATATTTTTCATTAAAAAAATATAAAACAATTAGTTCTTTTCTATGATCTCTTAGTTTATTAGTACAATATAATATATAAGATTCATCTTTTCCATTCATTCTTTTATTTTCAATCCATACTTTAAATAAATCATTGTATAATATTACTGATTCATTAATATATGGATAATTATCTATTTTATTTGTAGCTAACATTTGAGCTTCTTCAGCTAATCCTATTATATGGAGAAAATGTTTTGTAATACAATCCCTACATCTCTTATTTTTATTTGTTAAATGTTCTTCAAGTAATATTGATTGTTTAATTATTTGTTGCATATTATATTTAGGATCACTTACAGGGTCTAAAGAATCACATGTTGTCGTACAAGTATCGTCAGAAATATCTGTATTGTTATTTATTTTATTTTTACCTAAATATGTATTCGTATGAATATTTATTTTATCATCATTTTTTTGAATATATACATATGTAGTTATCAAAGCTATAGTACACAATACCATAGTTAATACTATAATTATTATTTCTGAATTAATTGCCATATATTATCAATATATTCTATTATATTAGAATATTAAATATATTCTATTATATTAGAATATTAAATATATTCTATTATATTAGAATATTAAATATATTTAAATGTTAAACATTTTATTAGAATCTTTTAGAGGAGGACGTGGAGGGGCAGGTAAAAATGCTTCAGGGGATAATAAGGATAATAAGAATAATAATGATAGTAATAATAATAATAATGATAATAATTCAAGTGGTATATTAGGCGGAGGAGTAGCAGGTGCTACAGCAGGTGTTATAGCTACAGGTGTAGGTACAGCATCTATGAGTAATTCTGGATCTAATAATATAGATAAATGCCCTATTAGTGATGATTCATTCTATTGTCAGATAAGTAGAACAACAGCTATTACAGGTATGATTATTTATATAATTGTTGCATTAATATTATTAATAGCATTTTTATACTTTATATATACTTTATTATCTAAAAAAGGTAATAAGAGTTTTTTTTAGATTAAATAATTATAAAAAATACTTCGTTATATTAGAATAAATGGTTATGTTATTAGAACATTTTGATAAATGCTCCATATTAAAGACAAATATAAATTTATATAATACTGATAAGAATTATAATAAAATAAATAGTAAATGTGATGAATTAAGAAAATTATCAGATTCCTATTACAATCATAAAAAAATAAATAAGATTCAAAATGTTGAAAAAGGAGATGATTTTATTAACTCTAATACTGCAATGATTGTGGGAGGTATTTTTGGATTATTATTTTTTATAATTATTATTATTATTATACTTTACAATATAATGTAATTTTTATATTTTTATATTAACATTCATATTCATAATAAATATGAATGTTAAAAATGTATATAAAAATGTACCCCATAATGTATCAATAATCGCAACTTTCATATCGTAATTTTTATAAACAGACATTGATGTTAAATTATAAGTACTATATATTGAAAAACCTACAGCTCCTCCGTATATAAATGATTTATATAACTTTTGTGATATTTCTTCATTTTTTGAAATATGTTGTAATGTAAATGGTATTGCTATGAATAGAATTGAAAATATAACTATTATATATGCCAATGTCGCAGAATAATAGTTAACTTCAAAAGGTAACTTTTGTATTTTTTCTGTAGATAATTTATATAATTTATAATTACTATACATCCACGCATATTCTACAAATGCTAAAATAATTATTAATATTGAGTAATTTAAATATATATTCATTCAGTTACTTCTACTTTAACTACAGATTCTTTATTTTTATTCCAAGTAACAGCAGCTAACTTCATTAATTCCTTAAATTCAATTTTAGGATTTTCTTCTCTAAGTCTCGCCATTTCATCTTTAATAAAAATATTGTATTTAGTTGGTGGGCGTTTTACAGTACTTTCTTTAGAACTACTTTTTTTCTTTTTACTTGCTTCTTTATAAGCATTTACAGCAAACTTTTTATATTCGTCTTGTGTATAATTAGCTTCTTCGTTAATATAAGAACAAAATAATTGCTTTACTTTTACCGAGTCTACAACTTTAGAACTAGTTACAACTGTTTCAACAAGAGGTGATTCGCAAGTCTCGGTATTCATATTACTATTCCTTTTTTATTATTATATATTAGTAAAGTTTTATATACATTTATATTAATAGAAAATGTTGAAAACAAAAGAAAAGATATATATATACAATAGAAATAGAATTATATACACTAAAGATAATAAATCATATTTTAAATATAATCGTAAATATATATCATTAAATAATGATGATGATTTATATACTAATGCTAAAAGTATTGTCTATAAATATATAGGTGGTTTTGTAGGAGGAGGAGAAGGTGAAGCACAACCTGATAAATTGACAGTTCAGCCACAAGGCGATTCAAATGTCAATAGTGAAGTCAGTGATGATAAAGAAGAAAATAATAAAAAATGTCAAGACTTTTATAAAGTATTCTCAAAAGTTATAATAAATAAGATTAAAAATATTATTGAAAACAAAGAAAATTATATATTATATATAAATAATATTAAGGAAAATGCTGATGAAGAAGAAGAAAAAGAAAAAAAAGAACTAAATGAACTAAACGAACAAAAAGTAAAAAAGGGAGAAGATAAATGTAATATTATTGATGGTAAAATTATTAATATTTATTTTATAGATAATTTATTTAAAAAATACATTGTTGATATTATATATGATGCTGAAGATGAAGATATTTCTAAAATATTAAATTATATATATTCTACTGAAAATGAAAATGTAAATGAAAAAAGTAATTGTCTTAAATATATATCTAATTCCATAAAAAATAAAAAAAAACTTTTTGGTAATTTTAAAGACTTTTGGACGAAAAAAAAAGAAGAAAATTGTGATAAATCTATAGATATCAAAAACAATGAAGAAGATGATTATTATAAAGAAGAACCATTTACTAAAATAAAAAGTAATCTTAAAACTGAAATTATAATTGAATATGATAAAATCAAATTAAAAGAATATTTACAATCAATAGTTGATTATAATTTGAATAAAGAAATTATTGAATATTACAATTTATATAAAAATATTATGAAAATATTACCTTAAATGATTAAATTTTTTATCATATAAGTGTCTATTAAATCATATCCTAATTTTCTATAATAATCTCTTACACCAGTTCCACTTATAATAGCCATTCTTATATAACCGCATTTTATTGCGATATTTTCTGCTTCTTCAATAAGTTTTTTACCATATCCTTTATGTTGATAAGAACCATCTATATTATTCCCTACGTCATTTAAATTAGAATATACATGTAATTCACGTATTAACGCACAATCTTTTAAAATAGGTTGTAAAGATTCTTTATATTCATTACCATTATTTAATCGTAATCTTACAAAACCAATTAGATATTTTTCTGTTTCAAATGAAATAAAATATTCTTCTCCTGAACTTGCTGAAAAGTGTTGAATATCTAACCTAATATCTTCTTTATTTACATTAAAGTCTTTAATTTCTCTACAACGAATACATTTACAATTCCATTTGTTTTTTTTCATATCATCTTGTAATAATTGTCGCATATTAACATATTGATGTTTATATCCACCTGATATATAAGTAGAAGGAATATCTCTTATTATTCTATTTAATCTTTTCCATTTTTGAACTTTTATTTTAAATTCCTTAATCAATTGAAATAATAATAAATCATCATATGGGATATACTTACCTTCATCATACCATTCTTTTATTTTCGTCCAAGGAATTATAGCGGTAGGATATATTTTATACTGATCTACTTGTAATCTTTCGTCATATAAAGATTCATCTAGCATTTCTTTATCCAATTCGTAAGAAGAACCAGGTAAATTCGGCATTAAATGTATATCAATCTTATATCCATTATCTTTTAGTATTTTAATTGCTTTATAAACTGTTTCTATGGTATGTCCTCGTTTTATTTTCTTTAAAACCTCATTATTAGTATGTTGAACTCCAATTTGTACTCTCGTACAATTATACCTTCTGAACTCTAATATTTCATTTAAATTAATTGTATCAGGTCTCGTTTCTAATGTTAATCCTATGATATGTATCTTAGCTCTTTCATTCAAAGTTATTTCTTCTTCTAAAGATAACATTTTCCTTTTTTCATAATAAGTATTAGCAGCATAATATGTTGATGTTATAAAAGTATCTTTATAATTCTTATGATAATTACTCCATGTTCCACCTAATACAATTAATTCTACTTTATCTACTATATGTCCCATTTTTATCAATGTTGAAACTCTTGAATTAAATTGTAATATTGGATCAAAATTGTTTTCATTTGCTCGTAAAACTGCAGGTTCTGAATATAAATATGAACGTGGTTGATCTACCCAATTATTACCTTTATGTGCTTTTTCGTTAGGACAATAAGCACAATCATGTTTACAACTAAACTTTCCTATTTTTTTATTACCTTCATCGTCAATATATTCAGGAGAACCAGATGTTAATATTGTTACAACAATAACTCCCGAATTTGATTTATTTTTTTTTTTTGTAATTAACTTCTTCAATTTTATATTATCAATATTTAAACTATTATAAAAGAACATCAAATTACATTTTGAAATTGTTATCTTAAAGTTTTTTTGAATATATTTTTGAAATAGTGCTATATCTTCGTTACTTTCAATACTGTTTATTTTATCTAAAAACTCTCTAGATATAATTTCATATTCTTTCACATTAAATATTTTATTCTTATGGTTATTGTCGTGTTTTATTATATTTTCAATATCATTCAATATCATATTTAATAATATAAGTATTTCATTTTTATATATATTCGTATTTTTAATAATGATATATTATATATAATGATGTATAATATATACGATAATAGATTAGTTAATTCTGTTAGAAGAAATACTTATAAAAAAAAAGGGTCTAACTTTTTATATATAAAAATTGAAAACTTTATGATAAAGTTATCTTATTTAAAAAACTGCGATATTTTTCAAAAAGGAGGTGGAGATGATGACGAAACTTACCAAGAACATATAGAAAGAGTAAAAAAAGAAAAAGAAGAAAGTATAGAATATAAAGGATTAAATGAAAAGTATATTATAGGTTCTGAAATAAAACTTTTAGAATTAAGAGATATATTAAAAGAGTTTATAAACTCTGACTTGTTACCGATATTCACTCATTGTAGAAGTGTGAAAAATGAAGAACTTATATTAGCATCTATAACAGAATATTTAATGAAGACATATAAATTTATAAATATCCGTGGAAATGAAGGAGATTATAAAATACAAACACTTTTTAATATTAAAATGTTATTAAGTTGTTTACTATATAGTTATCTTAATTATAGTATTGATGATATTATATACATAGATAACTTAAAATATATTAATCTATTATTATCACAATTAGAAGAAAATGCAATTACAGGGATTTATAAATATACAGATAAGTTAGATCATGATAACCCTTACGGATTCAACCAATTAAATATTTTTGCATTTATAATATTCGTAATAAATAGATTTAATAATAACCACAAAATTAAATTGCTTCAGTATTTTAATTCAGACGATTATGATATAGAAGTTGATGATGATATAGGTTTATTCGAAGAAAATAAAAAAATGTATGTCAACTATTTATTTTCTTCGGATAAATTATTTCATAATAGTAATTTACTGGGTAAAATAGCTCTTATTAAAATATGTAATTCATTAATAACTCATATGAATAATCATATATTAAAAGAAATTAAAAGTAGTAGTTCATTAGTTCTCGTAGTTCTCCTAGTTCTCGTAATCCTCGTAGTCCAAATACAAAAAAGCGAAGAATATAAATAAAGTGTCTATAAAGTAGTGAAAGTAATTCAAATAAAAAAATACAAAAATAATCAAGAATATAAATTATATATTTAGTTTTTTATTATATTAATGTATAGAATATAACAATGAGCGAACCTAGTATTCTAAAAATTACAGAACTTATTCAAGATATTCAGAAAGAATATCTAAAAATTAATAAAAACCCAGATAGTAATGATATTTCTATGATAATAATAGATGAAAAAATAAATGAAATATGTATTATTATAAGAAATGAAATAAATGATACTGATGATATTATAATAAATGAAAATAATGATACTTTTATTAAAAATTATATTAAAAAAATTTTTAATAATGAAGATAGTTTTAAATTTGTAGACATTGATAACTATACTGCTGATATTAAATTAAGTCCTGATGAAAAAAAATTCTTATTTTTTATTAATTATAATTTAATTTCTAGAAATGTTATACCAAGAATAAAACCTTTATTTAAATTAAGTGATGCACTTGAAGTTTTAAAAATAAAATTTGATTTAGATGACCCGAAAATAATAGCATTATATGCTTATGATAATATATTTTCAATAAAACTATTAGAAAAAATTAATTCTTTAATTTTTGGAAAAGCATGCTATTTTTCTAATATAAATGATATAACTAATTACCAACAATTAAAATATATTTATGGTATTTTGAATTCATCAGAACAATTTAATGAATACAAAAATAAGCATAAAAAAGGAGGTGGGGGTCAAGGAGAACAAAGAGAACAAGGAGAACAAGGAGAACAAGGAGAACAAGTAAAAAGTGAACAAAGAAAAAGAGAACGAGATGAAGATGAACCAAATGAAGATGAACCAAATGATAAATATGTAAAGATTGACAGTAATATGAATAGTATATATGATTTTATATTTTATATAATAAATAGTAAATCATCTGATAAAGACGATTTATACGATTTGGATTGTGGTATTTATTTTACAAATGAAACTTATAAAAACGAATATAAAATATCTTTAGAACAATTTAATATGCTCATATCGAATGATAGTGAATATATTAAAAATATGTTTGATATTTTATTTAAAGAATTAAAAAATGATGTAGATATTAAAAAAACCATATCTATAAATATTAAAAATATCAATGATTTTGCAATATTTTTATTTAGTAAAGATTTTTTCATAAGAAAGTTAAATTATATGCATGGAAAACTACCTTCAGAAAAATATAGTATAATTGATGATAGTACAATATTAAAAATATTGAATGGTTTAACTATACTTAAAGATACTAATTGTGTAGATAATACTGAAACTTTTGAAAACTTTAAAAACATTTTGTTAGCATATTTAGATGGTACTACAACATATGATTCAAATATATTTACACAAGGTGATATAAAACATACTATAGATACTTTGATAAAAATATATTACAATGCTTATCTATTAGGTAAACAAAGTAAACAAAGTAAACAATGTAGTAAACCGCAAAATGGTGGAAAATATTATAATTATAAAAATACAGGTATTAAAAAAATATTTAATAAAAAAGAAAGATGTATTTATAAAATGCAAGGTTCAAATAAGGAATATATTAGACATAAGAATGAATTAATATCTTTCAAAGACTTCAAGACTATTAATAATAAACCTGTAAAAACTGATAATAAACCTGTAAAAACTGATAAGAAATCTGTTAATACCGAAAAGAATTCTGTAAAAACTGATAAGAAACCTGTGAAAACCGATAAGAAACCTGTAAAAACTGATAAGAAATCTTTAAAAACTGATAAGAAATCTGTAAAAACCGAAAAGAAAACTGTGAAAACTGATAAGAAACCTGTAAAAACCGAAAAGAAATCTGTGAAAACTGATAAGAAACCTGTGAAAACTGATAAGAAACCTGTAAAAACTGATAAGAAACCTGTAAAAAAGAATATATTTTTTAATTTATTCTAAAAAAATTATATTTAAAAATATGTTATGATTATAAAAATATGAATAATTTTAAAGTTATCGGACATCGTGGTTCTAAAGCTTTTGCACCTGAAAATACATTAATGTCTATGAAAATAGCTTTGTTACAAGGTTGTAAATGGATAGAATGTGACGTTATGTTATCAAAAGATAAGATACCTGTTATACATCACGACAATACCATAGATAGATGTACCAATGGAACAGGATATTTAAAAGATTATACAATGGAAGAATTAGAAAAACTCGATGCTGGATCTCATTTTTCGTCGGATATGTATAAAGAAAGTATACCAAGTCTAAAGTCACTTATTGACTTTTGTTATGATAATGATTTAGGTATTTTTTTAGAGGTAAAATATTTAACAAAAAATTGTGATGATAAACCAACGATTGAAGAAATAGAATATGAAGAAGAATTAGCAAATACTGTATGTAATATTATAGAGGAATCTAATATAGATTCTTCAAAACTTATATTTTCTACATTTTCAAGAACAATAATACCTATATTACGAAAAAGATTACCTTTATTTAAATGCTCTTTTATTTGTGAGGATATCCCTAAAGATTGGGAAGAGTTCATGATTTTAAATAATTGTTATTCTTTAAATTTTGATTATAATTCTAAAAATACATCACAAGAACTTATAAGAGAATGTTGTAGTAAGTTTGTATGTTATTGTTATACTGTAAATAACTGTGGAGATATTCCAAAGATAATATCTTGTGGTGTATCAGGTGTAATAAGTGATAATCCTAATATAATATTAGAATATTTGAAAAATAATTATTAAGAATTAAAAAATAATTGCAATGAATCACTTTTTATTTATAAGTTTTTAAATATTTATAATGTTAGTAGAGAATAGTCATTAATATTATAATCAGTATATTTTTTATACAAGAAGTTATTAATAGTACTTTTCTTATATTCTTTCCAAGATTTAATAGCAAGTATGAAACATTTTGAACGTGAAAGTTCAGGATTAATGATATTATATTCTAAAGACTTTTTGTTTAAGAATGTACGAAACATGTAATCTTGCATATTATCTTCAATTGAAGACATATTTTAAATTTATGACTTAAGGGTCTAAACTTTATTTGATATGTGTTTATAAATTGAAAACACTTATCAATTTTTTAAAAAATATCTTGTTTTTTAAAAAATGAAATCATTATAAATAAAAATATTGAAATAACAACGAATATATAGACAATAAGGAAAATATCTTGATTTGATTTAAGCATCGTTTTTTATAGTAATATTAAAAATTATCATTTTTTATAAGTTATCATATTTTCCATTATCACCACCTCTTGGAGTAGGCTCAATTATAAAAATAGGACATATAAGTATATTAGAGAACTCTTTAGCTTTATTTTTATATGTTTCTTCGAGTAATTTATCATCCCATTCTTTAAATGATACATAAACTTTTTTATTATTTATATTTACACTGCAAAGTTTTCTTATAATATTCATTTTAAAAAAGCTTTTGAAATTATTAATATGACACCCAACAACTTCACATCTATCATTGTTATTTTGAATTAATACATCATAATTCTCCATTGTATTACTGTTTAAAAAGTTTTCAAAATCAGGAATATAATATCTTCCTGTTATTTTAATAATAAAAATAGATGATTTAACTAATCTTGAATTTTCAAAAGCATAATTTATAGAGAATAATTCATTACCACCTTTATTTTTATTATTATGTAAGTTTAACTCGATAGAAGATAGATTAGCATCATCTTTCAATGAAATAAACTCAAACCTATCTTTAAATATTATTAATTCTTTTTGTAATTCATTAAATTCATA